ATATTTGCTGCATGGCGGAGCCTATTGCCGGTTGCTTGAAATCATTAACGATTATAAGAGTTAACTTAATATTCAGGAGGAATCGAAATGAAGATAGAAATAGAAATTGATAATGAATACATAGCGGAGTTGGTGTCACAGGAAATAGCAAGGCGCATTGTGGCGGAACATGGGTATGAAAACAGGGAAGCAAGAATTGGTATCAGAGATGGAGTAGACAAAGCAATTAGGCAATATATCTACTCAAAAAAAGACGCAGTTATAGACAGAGTGGTTGAAAGAGCATCAGCAGAAATCGTAAGAAAAGGATTGCCGAAGTTTTTAGAAAAGATGGGGAGTCAATTAAATTAATATTTATCATCAAAGAAAGGAGACCGGAACTCTGGCCAGGGTGACGATGCATCGGTTCCTTTCTGAGAATGGCAAAGACAAACATTATTGTACCTGAAGGGGTGCAGAGTGATTACACGAGCGTAATCGTAAGTTATAGTAACGGCATTGACAGTACAGGAGCACTGTACTGGGCTGTTCAGAACTTTGACCGAAATAAGATTTTCCTGCTGTATTGTGACACCGGATTTGAGTACCCGGAGAATATCCAAATGTTTTACCGGACAGCAGCATTCATGGGTGTAAAACCAGTGTTATTACAGCACCCCAAAGGATTTTTGGGACTGCTGCTTGAAGAACGGTTAATGTGGCCGGACATGAAGAACCGGTGGTGTACAGCATATTTCAAGACCGGAATCACCGATAAGTGGATCAGGGCAAACCGGCACATCCTTGGCACAAAGTGCTTGTTCGTGTCAGGAGAACGTCGGGACGAAAGTAAGAGCCGGGCAAAATTGCCGGAGATTGAATATCACAGTACGACACTTAAAACTACCAGAGTAGCTGATTTTACCTGCCATTGGTACCGGCCTTGCCTAGACTATGAAAAATGGCAAATGTTTGAACAAGGAGAAAAGCTAGGATTAGATTCACATTTCTGCTATGAATATTTGGGCCGGTGCTCCTGTATGGCTTGTATGTTTATGCCGGACAAACATGCGATTGAGAACATAAAGCGATATCCGGACCAGATAAAGCCGTTTATCCAGGCAGAAATTAAATTGGGTCATACTTGGAAGAAGGGTAAAGGACTGGCAGAACTTTGGGAGCAATGTCATGATATCGACGATGTGGCGGAGGAAAACTATAATGTATAACGCATGCGAAAACTGCGGTGAATGTCAATGTCTGTCCTGCCTACTAAGAGATAGCAATATATATAGCGAGGCACATGCTTGCAATATATGTAGCTACTGTGAGGATAATCCGGTGCATGGTTGTACAGATTTTGTTTATGAACATTAAAGTTTAATGGAGGAGAAATATGCAAAGATTAACAGCATCTATTATTAAGAAATATCAGAGAAGAAAAGAAGGAATTACAACTATTGGAGAATATAAAGCGTTGGGAAGAGAGCTAAGAGATCAATTTGGGTTGTCTGATCGTGATGCTATTGATTTGTTGAATAACAACAATATTGTAGACATTATGAGTCGATATGAAGCAAATTAAAGTTGTCCAGCTGAGCTGGGGAAAGGAAAGAACATGACAAATGAACGGATGATTGAATTGATAGCAGATGAATACGGATACGAACCTCAAAGCAGACAACTTATAGAGGAGATGGCAGAATTAACTCAAGCCATCAACAAACTGTGGAGAGAGGATAACTATGGCACCAGCTGTGTGGCACTCGTTAAATGTCATAACAATCTAGTAGAGGAGATAGCTGATGTGCAGATTGTAATCTGGCAATTAAAACATCTTCTTGGGCTACCAGAGGGAGATTTCAACAAAAAAATAGAGGATAAACTGAAACGACAGATAGATAGGATTGGTCGCAGTAATTCTGCCACCAATGGTGACAGAAATTAGGCAAATTAATTGTTAGGAGTGAAGTATATGACTAAAGCAGATATAAAAAGTCGATTGTTGATTTTAAAACAACAATGTGAAGGGAAGAGAAGAAATGCATTAAGAGCAACGGATGATATTGGCGATTTTGAACATGGAAAAGCTGTTGCATATGAGGATATTGTTAACAGGTTAGATAATTTTATTGATAAACTAATTTGATTTTTATCGGCATAGCCGGGAAAGGAAAGTATGAAGAGGAAGGAAGTAATTGTAAATAAAATCACTGGCAACTTGAATACAAAGAATATAGATTTGGTCGATGGGGGCTTTCTTGCCAGTTATGGCGGTATGATTGCCATTGGGTATCGTGGAGGCAATCGGGACTATATGCTATCCGTTACAGCGGAGGACATGGAAAAGTTTCTCCATGCTGGTGGTAATGTGGCACTTACCTTGAAAGAGTTGCGGATGATGGAAGGCGAACCAGTATGGATAGAGGTACTGGACAGACCAGATTTAAGCAGATGGCATTTTGTTATTCGAACGGAATCCCTTGGGTTGATTGCCAAGGACGGCTTGGGGCAATACGAACCCCATTCTTGGAACGAAGAAAGAATGACATTTTCGGGTTGTTATTTTGATATCGAAAAAGGCCATAAATATGGCGTTAACTGGTTGGCATATCGACACAGGGTAAGCCGAGAGAATTAAAATTTGAAAGGAAGATATCATATGAAAGCAAAGTATATAGCTATTTACGATTGCAACAACGGATATACTTGTAGTTGTTGTGGACGTGAGTGGGAAGAAACAGAAGAAGATATTTGGGATGATAAGGAGTGTACGGAAGAAGATATCGTAAATTATTATAAAAAATTAGAATATGGTGATGGCGAGAAAACATTGAGAAATGTTTATAAAGTTGAAAAAGAACTGATTTCGTAAAATTATAATTTGAGAGGAGAAATTAAAAATATGACATATGGAGACATTGATAAAAGCAAAATGACAGTAACTATGAAGGTTGAAGATTATGAATACTATTCGGATGCTGTACTAGGCAGGGAAGCCCTTATTAGAATCCTTGAAAGAGCAAACAAAGACGGAAAAGCAGTAATGACGGAAGAACTCAAAACAACTATTGAGGAGATTTACTGCTAAATTAATCTTTAGAAAGGAATGAATATGCAGATAGAAAAGGCAATTGAGATAATAAACCGGAAAACATCAATCCCAGAACAAGGAGAAAGCTTTGATGATATTGTAGAAGCGTTTGATATGGCGGCAGAAGCCTTGAAAAGACAGATACCAAAAAATGAATGCAAGGGAATTTTTCAGGAAAGCGAATGATATATGCCGGATTATTATACGAGGAGGAAGAATGGAGGAAGTAAGGAGATATAAGTGTAATTTTTGTCAGAAGCTGGCTGTTAAAAAAGAAACCATTGAGCGGCATGAAAAGATATGTATTCATAATCCGGAGGGAAAAAACTGCTATATGTGTGAATGCTCCTACTTGGATGATTATGATGATGGAAATGATTATGGCCGAGTAATCAAAGACCAATGCATGTGTGCTTTCAATGAAGATGTTGTGTCGGCAATTTTTAGAGATGGGAACATTGCATCAAATTGCCCTATGTTTCACCGGAGTGATAGAATTTATTGGTACAGAACATATGATCAGGCAAATGAATATGTCGGACAATACATGGAAGACGATGCTATAAACTAGGATAGAGGTGATTGACAGTTGGCAAATAAAAAATTGACAACAGGAGGAAAAGTGAATGGAGATAAAAGAGTTTCTTAAAGCAGCAACCGAGATATGCCGGGATAATGAAGCCTGCAAACGGTGTCCGATAGAAAAATTTTGCGAAGAGATGGTCCCGTATAGCTGGACAGATGATGAATTTGATGAATTTGTGGCGATTGTAGAGGGATATCAAACCGGGAAAAATTTGAAATAAAAAGAGGGTGCTTGCGCTCCCCTCAATCCGACAAGGCTATTGTATCAGATTATTTTCCATATAGCAAGGAGGAGCGCAGGCATGGATCAGAGATATTTCGTAGTAAGTGAAACAGAATTTGAACGGATGATGAAACAGGCGGCCAAAGTTGGCGCGGCAACCGCCCTGGAAAAGCTGGGCGAGGAAAAGGAAAGGCATAATAGGGATAATGGCAAGCGCAGATTACATAATACTAACCTGCTGATGAAAAACTATAGAGTTCTGAAAACTCATGCGGAGAACTCTGTATTTGATGCATCAAAAATGGATGAGTCTGCCACCGATATTCTTATCAATATGATGTCTTTAAAGGACGATAGCATGATTATTGACAGCATCCAGCGATCTGCCGAACGTACAGCCATTATGATGGCTCACGTTGATGCTATGCTGGAACTATACAGGGTCTATTGCGAGAAGTCCAGTAACAATCTGGATAGCCGCCGGTATGATGTGCTGTACTGGCTATACATTGCGGAAGAACCCATGACAGTTGAAGAGCTGGCATCCTGCTATCACATTTCAAAAGAAAGTGTGTATTCGGATAAAAATACGGCAATAAGAACACTTTCAATGTTGCTATTCGGGATCGATGTATTGAAATGAGGTGCCTATGTATGAAGTTGCGCAGATTTTGAAATATGAACCAGGACAGGATGGCACAGAACTCAGATTGTTTGTGCCGGGAGTTAACTTGATGGGAAAAATTGCTGAAAAGAATATTACCCAATGTGGTTTATGGCTGGAAGACGGTCGGCAGATATTAGCTGAACAGCGGAAAAAAGCCTATGCTATGTTCAAGGATATTTCTGATTGGACTGGTTACTCTCCGGAGGAAACAAAGGAACTGATGAAATGCGAGTTTATAAAAAGGACCGGTAGCGAGGAGTTTTCGCTAAGCGATTGCAGCATAGATACAGCACGCGGGTTTATCAGTTTTATGCTGGATCTGGCATTGGAGCAGGGCATGTGGTTGTCAGATCGTGGAATTGACCGGACGGATGACATTGACCGGTATCTGTATTCCTGCCTGAAGCATAGACGGTGTTGCGTGTGCGGCCGGGCTGGTGAGGTGCATCATGAGAATGCTATCGGTATGGGAAATGACAGGCGGCATTTTGATGATTCGAAGCATAAGAAGATATGTGTTTGCCGGGAACATCATACGGAAGCACATAGAATCGGAATTCTGAAATTCAGAGATAAATATAAGGTTTATGGAATTATTCTTAATGATTAATTTGGAAGGAGGTCAGGCTTCCCTGGATAAGCAGCAGCCTTTAAAGAATATGGGATCAGGACCAAAGTGGACGAAGGAAGAAGTGGAGTACTTAAGTGAGAAGTGGGGAACTGTATCAATTGGCCACATTGCAAAAAAATTAAACCGATCTGAAAATGCTGTTATATTAAAAAAGCAGAGAATGAAGCTTGGTGCTTTCTTGGAATCCGGTGATTATATCACCTGGAATCAGCTCCTGATAGCATTGGGACTTGGTTTATGTGGCGGCGGATATAAAATGATTTCCTGGGTTGAGAACCGTGATTTTCCGTTACATACAAGGCGGGTAAAGAGCAACTCCTTTAAAATTGTTTACTTAGATGAGTTCTGGGAGTGGGCCGAGCGGAATCAAGTGTTTTTGGATTTTTCTAATTTTGAGACGCATGCCTTGGGCGAAGAACCGGATTGGGTTGCCGAGAAGCGCCGACAGGACAAGCTGGGACAGCGGCAATTCAAAATGACCCCCTGGACGAAGACAGAAGATGATAAATTAGTCCGCATGGTAAAAAAACAGCAATATGGATTCCGGGAACTGTCTCTAATGCTGCAGAGGACAGAGGGCGCAATACAGCGGCGGCTTACGGAGCTGCGAATAAAGGACCGGCCGGTGAAGGCTGACAATACTATAAAGTGGACCGATCAAGAATTTGAGCTGCTTGGTCAGCTGATTGCAGCAGGGAAACGATATGAGCAGATATCGGAGGCCATTGGTAAGTCAGTAAAGGCCATTCGGGGACGGGTATATCAGATGTACCTGACAGAAAGCCTGGATAAGGTCCGGAGCATGATTGATAATGGCTCATGGGGAGACGGCCGGCCAGAAAGGAAGATTAAACATTACCTGCAGATGAATCAGGAGGAAAAGCAGCAGACTAAGGAACTACTGACCCGGTTGGCAGCGATTATCCGTGATCAATATAAGCAGCATTTTGATGATTGCGATTATTGGCAAAAAGACATGTGCCAGCTCTGGGATGGAGTTTGTACTGTAAATGAGACTGATTGTGACAGCTGCACTTCCTTCCAAAGAATCAGGCCACAGTATTGCAAACGCTGTGGGAAAACCTTTTTTGAGAGGAAAGAGAATGTATTTTGCAGTTCCTGCCGTGATGCACGAAAAAAAGGATATATGAGAAAATTAGCTGTGTTAAACAGGCGATTATGACAAGAGGAGAGGGAGAATGCTGACAAACGAGACAATAAATAAGTTGCTGGGAATCACAGAGAGTTATCAGGCACCGCAGGTGTACTTCATCCGAAATGACAGCGCAGATTTTCTGGGATTCAGCGAAGTTATCAGGATGAAACACTGCAAGGAACTGGAACATGAACTGGGCATATCTTTTGAGGGAGGAAACCATGCGGAAGAAAAACATAAATAAAAAAACGCTTTTCCACGTTTATTTTTTGGATTGGATCGACACGTATAAGCGAGAGGTGGTAAGCAAGTACACGCTGCAAAAATATATCATGACTCACAAACGGCTTGCGGAGATTGCTCCCGACGTCACCCTTGATGATCTGGATCGCAGAACATATCAGTGGATCATAAGCGAGTACGGGAAGACGCACGAGAAACAGACGGTCGGTGACTTTCATACCCATCTCCGCGCCAGCATCAGGGACGCGTTTGATGAGGGCATAATCGGCAGAGATCCATCAAGGAGAGTCGTTATTACCGGAAGAGAGCCATCGAAGAAAAAGGAAAAGTGGCTAAGCCAGCAGGAACTGCAACGTCTTATGTACAGCCTTGACCTGACGCACGGAGTCAACCAGGACTGGATCATATTCCTGATTGCAAAAACCGGACTGCGATATGCGGAGGCGTTGGGAGTTACACCGGCTGATTTTGACTTTGAAAAAAGAAAACTCACCATCAACAAAACGTGGAATTACAAGGCGGAAGAGGGCGGGTTTATCCCGACGAAAAACGCATCATCAAAAAGGATCATAGAGATAGACCCGCGGACGGCGGAAGCTTTTAGCCGCCTCGTAATTGGGATGGAGCCGAACGAGCCTGTTCTGGTGACCGGGAGAATGTTCAACGCCACGTCAAATGACCACCTGAAGAGTTTGTGTGAGAAAGTCGGAATCACGGTGATATCTATTCATTCCCTGCGGCATACGCACGCATCGTTGCTTATCTTTGCGGGAGTGTCTATGTTGAGCATATCGAAAAGGCTGGGGCATTCGAATCTCACGACGACGCTAAACGTATACTCGCACATCGTGGACGAAATGGAGAACAGGGATAGCGACAAGGCGATGAGCTATTTGATGGCCATAGGATAGATGGAGGAACAATGCAAAAATTCGAAGAATATCAACAGGAAATAATACAAAAATTCTGGAATTTTGTCAAAGAAAATAATGATAATGTTATGGTGAACTGGGATTCAGATAAGGAACTGAAATTATGGATGGAATTTGGATTTATGTCATCAACTGATTTTACAGATAAGTTCATGGAATACGGAGAGCATTGGAACATAGTCCTTCGTGCAGACTGTTTAGAAATTCCGGTTATTAGAATTTTTTATGGTTGTGGCGTTGAAATGAGTGATGTATGGCAATATAGGTCAGATGGATTAAGAGAAGAATGGTAATTTAAAATTGGAGGTGTGAAGGATGCTACAGCCAGGAGATAAGGTTGTTATGAACAATAAGTATTATGTTAGTGAAAAGAATAAGGGAAGGGAATTTACTGTTACGGCAGGGCCGCAGGAAGTATGTGGCACAATATGTGTTTGGATAGAGGGTTATAGCGGGTGCTATGCAGCTGACGGGCTTGCCATAATAAATTAATTTTGGAGGTGGAGAAAATGGCAATAAGAGAATTGTTACATAAAAGCAAGCTGAATGAATTAGAGAAATGGCTTGAAGTGCAGGGATATATGATTCTGGCGACCAGCAAAAACCCGTATGAGGTGTTGAGAGCTAAAAAGGATAAGGATATGGTGATTATCTATTGCAAGGCCGACAGCAAAGAACACCTGTCGGTGATGGACAAGGATTATGGATTAATCAGGCGGTTCGTAAAGGCTCAGCGGATGTCGCCAGGTAAAGACATTGCCCTTCTTCTGTCAGATTCTCATTGTGAGTGTGGTATGGCTATCGATGATGGGTGGAAGTATTGCCCCGAATGCGGTGGGCGACTAATGGCTTAGCTTGGCAGAGTAGTCGAACATATAAGCCACGGATAAGGGGAAAGGTAAATGAGCGTAAGCAGAGAAGAAAGAGCAGCCATGACTCGTGATGAGCTTCTGCGGGCGGTCTGGCTATTAGATGAATGGTCAGATCGGAGAGATTGGATCAGGGTAACGGATCGGCTGCCGGAAGAAAAGATACATCCTATGACACAGGATTATTATTGCTACCCGTGTACGTTTAAAAGTGGAAGCTTTCGTGATGTTAGATATTATAAATTCGGTTCCGGTCACTGGTGGAATGGAGGGGCAATCATGGATCAATATGTAGTTGCCTGGATAGACCTGACTGAACCATACATGATAGAAATTGACATAGAAAAATTAGATTACAAATGCCCTGTCTGTGATAATGATGAAATTAAACCCGGGCAGAATTATTGTCAAATATGCGGCGGGAGAATTGAGCGGAAAGAAGAGCAATGTAATGGGGCGTAAAGGAGGCAGGTGGATGCGGAAAATTGAACTAATGCACAAATTATTTGGAAGAAGTAAGCAAGGACTGTTGTGTAAGGAGTGCAGCCACTTTTACCGGCGAAAGGCCAGCGATACCCTTGTAAGGAAGTGCGAAGTCTATGGTGATAGCCGCTCAGAGGCTACGGACTGGAATGCTTCTTATATCGGTTGCGGATTAGCTCCGAATGTTCCGTACACTGGTCGGCCGGTCAAGGAGCTGGTTACTCCGGACCGTCAGAAAAAGCAGGGGGCGGAGACAGAAGGCCAAATTAGTTTGTTTTAAGACTGGTTGTAGAGTGGCACAAAAAAAGTTAATGGGTTATGGAAGGGATGTACGTAACTACAATCTTACCGTCATAGATCTCCATGACGATGGGCTGCCCCTCTGGAATATTGGCGTAACTAAGTATACTATCTGTAATTGTAAGGTTATCAGATTTTATGCGAGAACTCGCGGATATAACATTGACTGCTTTGGGGTTATTGATCATGGCATGTCCTTTCTGCCACTCTACAATATGTAGCGTACCACAGTAGCTAATAAAAATCAATAAAAAAGCAGGGCTATGAGTCCCTGCTTTCTGTGTTTGGTACATATCCCAGAATATCGCCGGGCTGGCAATTGAGCATTTCACAGAGTTTATCAAGGGGTTTTGGGCCAATGGGTTTGCCATCTCTTATATATTGGAGAGCGCTTTCGTTAAGGTGCTTCTCCTGCCTTATTCTATTAGTATTATACCCAGCTTGCTTTAAAGCATTTAATACATCAATTTTATATACAAGCATATATAGACCTCCTTTTCTCCATAGTACATTGTTTTTCATGTTTTGTCAACTACATTAAAAATAATGTAAAAATGCACAAAAACTACATTAATTTTCGTGCAAAATGCATATTGAAATTACATGAAAAATAGTGTAAAATATATATATAAGATAAAGAAAAGGCAGTAAGCAAAAGCCAACTACCAAATCTAAATCTTATAAAATCCAATAAGGAGGTGGGAATCATGGGAACACTGGTTTTCCTTCTTATCAAAGTCATAATCGTAGCAGCGATTATACATGACATGATAAGGTAATGACCACCGAGGGAGTATCAACGTCGGGAGACGTCGAGAAACCTCAACCCTTATATGGATTGTAGCACAGCAAAACCAGAAAAGCAACCGGGGTAGACAAATCCCCATAGAGATTATCAGTCGTACTTGTGCGGAGGTGCCCAACGCAGGAGGCGAACAACATTCAAGCAAGACTGATAACGGTTGCAAAGGTTCAAACAGCACAAAGTCAAGTGAAGGTAGACGGAAGTACCGAAAGGGAAAGCAAGAATACCACATAACACCGGGAAACAGGATAAGAAACGCAACGCCAAAGGCCAGAGATAAACTTAAAGCCTGCCGGGACTTGACTTAAAAAACGAAGGGAGAATATACCATGGGAAACAGAGCGTTAGAGAACAGAATCAAGAAATTACAGGCCATTGAGGCGCAGCAGAAGGAACTGGAGAAGCAGGCGGATGACATCAAAGCCGAGATTAAAGCGGTGATGGAAGCCCAGGGCGCCGACGAGCTGCACACCGGAAACTTCATCATCCGCTGGAAAGAGATTATCAGCAGCCGCCTGGATGGCAAGGCCCTGAAAGCAACCTTCCCGGACATTTACAGCCAGTTCGCAAAAGAGACAGCAAGCAGACGTTTTACCGTAACGGGATAAAAAAAGAGCCCTTGTCAGAGCGACGAACTCTGACAGGGGCGATGCCACAAAACACGACTAAGCATTTAAAGGCCAGTTGATTATATCACAATATGTCAGCTGGCCGCAATCAGGAGAGGGAAAAAATATGATTTTTTATTGTGTAGTTCAGGAATATTATGATGATGGAACGGTTCATGCATGGATTACTAATCATGCCGGCAGTTCGCTTCCTGAAAACAAGATGACGGAATATAGTGATAAGGATGTCTATCAGGAGTATTTTTCCGATAAGGGTAAAGCTATTGAAATTTGCGATCAAGCTAAAAAAGCATAGATATAGTTATCTGATCTGGTCGGATAGAGGGGAGAAGCATCGGCTTAATGGCCGGTGCTTTTTGTTGCGACGTCGCAACATAGGGATTTCATTATCTGGATAATAATGGTATAATGTTAAAAAATGTACGGAGGAAGAACATGGATAAACGTTACCAGATATTTGTGAGCTCAACATTTGAGGATTTAAAAGAAGAGAGAAAGAAAATCATTGAAGAAATATTAAATTTTAGCCACATTCCTACTGGCATGGAGAACTTTACTGCTTCGCATGATGAACAATTTGAATACATAAAGAAAATATTGCAGACTTGCGATTATTATGTCCTTGTTGTTGGCGGGCGTTATGGTAGTGTGAATCCTAATACAGGTATAAGTTATACCGAGCAGGAATATAATTATGCACTTGAGCTGGGCTTGCCTGTGTTGGCATTTGTTCATGAAAAGCCATTTGATTTGCCATATGAAAAAAGAGACGATGACAATAGAAAAGCTTTTGAGGCTTTTTTAGGCAGGGTAAAAAGTGGTCGTTTGGTAAAATATTGGAATAGTATAGATAAACTTATTGCTGATGTAATAATTAGCTTAAATCATGCGTTTAATAATAATCCACAGTCTGGTTGGATTCGGGGAGGAGATAATAATAATTCTGAGCTTCTTGGGCAACTAAATGATTTAAGAATTGAAAAGGAGAAGCTTGAGAGTGAATTGGCGAGGATGAAAGAGGAACAGATCACAAGTAGTGTAAAATTTGATAATTTAGCTGAAATGTCAGAAGTTTATACTATAAAAGGAAGTGTGGACTCAGAGGAGAAGGAATATGATTTTACCTGGGATCAAATTTTTATGAGCGTTGCTCCTGAAATTCAAGTAACCGAAATGGTAATTGAGTATTTTTATCAGCTTCTACAAAGTAATCTCGGTGATGGTTTTAGTTATATAGATAGTAAAAATCTGCAAACAATTAAGTATCAACTGTATGCGCAAGGTCTTATCCTTTTAGATGCAGGGAATGGTAATGAATGGGTGAGCTTAACTTCGAAAGGAGAGGAATATTTAATTGGTTTAATGACAGTGAAGACAAAATACCGGTAGCTTATAGGGAGTAACTACAAAATAATTACATTGACGTTATAATAGACCCCGTGCTAAACTGTACATGTATAATTTTATCATATGTCAGGGGATTGCCGAAAAATGAGCGGTGATCCCTTTTTTGCTCCCCAGAAAGGGGCAAATATGCACATAAAAAAGGTATCAGTAAGTGAATTACAAACGGCTGCCTATAATCCAAGAAAAGATTTGCAGCCAGGCGATCCGGAGTATCAGAAGCTGAAAGAGTCCATCAACAAATTTGGCTGTGTAGAGCCTATTGTCTGGAATGAGCGTACCGGAAATGTCGTAGGAGGTCATCAACGCTTAAAGGTTCTGATCGACCAGGGTGCCGAAGAAGTCGAGGTCAGTGTGGTCGATTTGGATCCGATAGAGGAAAAGGCACTCAACGTGGCCTTGAATAAGATATCAGGCAGCTGGGACATGGATAAATTGGCTGATATCATGCAGGAATTGGTGGAGGCAGACTTTGCGTCGTTGACCGGTTATGATGAAAAAGAGATCGCGGACATGTTAAAGGAAGCTGAAACGCTTGAAATGGAGCTGAATGAAGCCAGCAGCCAAAGATCGGAAGGAGGGAATTTTAATTATCGCGAACAGTATGGAGTCATTGTAATATGCGAAAATGAGTCGGTGCAGCAGGAAGTTTATGAAAATCTCATTGCACAGGGGTATGAGTGTAAGGTGGTGGCAACATGAATCATCTCACCAAAATTGAAGTCCATAATCGGACGAGTGATTTCAATAGTTACAGAGCAGCACGTGTAAAAAGTCTATTCAATGCTTCTAATGGATGCAATTTTGATTTAGAAGCTGAAATCGACTTGTCAGGGGATTGGGGGATCGGAGTAGTAGTTGGCCCTTCGGGTTCCGGAAAATCTTCAATAGGCAAGGTGATTTTTGGTAAAAACTTAATACATGATTATTCAAAGGGCTGGGATCCCGAAAAACCGATTATTGATGAAATAGCTCCCCAAGGTGACTTTAATGAAGTTACGGGAGCTCTGGCAAATGTCGGGCTTGGTGATGTCCCAGCATGGCTCCGGCCGTTTCATGTGCTGTCAAACGGGGAACAGTTCAGAGCTGGCCTAGCCAGACTAATCTGCGAGAAGCCGGAGCAGGTAGTTGTTGATGAGTTTACTTCGGTGATTGACAGGCAGATAGCAAAGATAGGTTCACAGGCCTTCCAGAAAGCATGGAGAAGGACTAATCCGAACGGGAAGGTGGTGTTACTAACCCCACACTATGATATTTTAGATTGGGTTCAGCCCGATTGGGTATTTGATACTAAAACTAAAATATTTGAGCGTGGGTGTCATCGGCACCGCCCAAAGATCGAACTACAGATTTTCAAGACGGACGGTAGTTACTGGAGATATTTTAAACCACATTACTATTTAGATTTACCTATGCCGCCTGCAGCGGAGTATTTTGTCGGTACTGTAAATGGGGAGCTCGCCTGTCATCTGGCGGTGTCTCCTTTTTTTAATGCAAAAGCATACCGTTCCACTCGACTCGTAACCATGCCGGAGTGGCAAGGGGCCGGGGTGGGGTTCCGGTTCTTAGAATGGATATGCCAATACCATCTGGAGGGGAACGGCCGATGCCAGAAAAAGTATCCTACGTTCTTTCATACGTCGCACCCACAATTATGTATGGCGTTGCGCAGGGGAAAAAAGTGGGAGCAGACGAGCGCTAGATTATATGGTGATAATAAAATCAAAAGCATAAGGACAATCCGAAATAGTCCGTCTGGTGGTTTGGTTCAAGGGGCCGGGTATGGTGGCCACTTCCGAGCGGTACAGGGATTCAAATACATAGGTGCGGAGGTGTGAATAAGTGAATCTATTTATTTGTGGACAAAAAAGTTTTGGTAAGGCGGTTATGCTTGAACTCTATGATCGAGGACATAATATTGTCGGTATCGCACCGCCACCACAGGAAAAATATTATGATAAAATGATAGGTCCAGCTCAAATGAAAGGCATACCGGTCATAAGTAATTTGGAACGGTTGGTTTCCGCTGATATTCCGGACAATACCGATTTGATAATTGCGGCGCACAGTCATTTTTATATTTCTGATAAGGTAATCGAAAAGGCCAAATTCGGAGGGATCGGTTTTCATCCGTCGTTATTACCCAGGCATCGCGGCAGGGATGCGGTACGCTGGGCTGTTGCTATGGGTGATGCGATAACCGGTTGCTCGGTATATTGGATTAATCAGAAGGTTGACGGCGGAGATATATTAGCTCAAGAGCCGGTGTTTATTGATCGATCATGGGACTATCATGATTTGTGGAATGCCATGTTTCCGATTAGTGTGAAAATGTTGTGTGATAGTGTGGATATGATAGCCGCCGGCAAACTGGAGCGGTTCCCTCAAGACGAAAGGTTTGCGACCTGGGAGCCAGCCTGGGAAAATAACCGGCTGAAAAGGAATGAGCTACTGCAACTTATGGGGTAGTGGCGTTAACAAAACAAACACGAATGAGAGGTGGTGGTATTGAGTGACGCGAGAGCGCCAAATTATGAATTAGCCTATGAGGACTACCGAAAAGGCATGAAATATAAGGAGATTGCCGAGAAGTACGGTGTCACGCTCAACACTGTCAAGTCATGGAAGACCAGATACAAGTGGTCAAAGGATCCGAAAAAAGGTATGCACACAAAAACAAAAAAGGTGTGCACACAAAAAGGCGGCCAGCCCGGCAACCGGAATGCGGCAGGAAACTCTGGAGGTGCTGCACCGCCGAAAAATAAGAATGCCGAGAAGCACGGCTTCTACTCCAAATGGCTGCCAGAAGAGACTAATGAAATTATGGAGACAGTCCGTGGTATGGACCAGGCAGATATACTTTATGAGAATATCCTGATCCAGCAAACTGCACTTGTGCGATCCCAGCAGATCATGTATGTCAAGGATCGGGACGACATCACGAAGGAATTGAAGAAAGTCAAGACCGCTACCAGCGGCATAAGCGGCAACAACAAATCTTCCGAACTGGAATATGAGTTCCTGTTTGCCCACGATAAGCAGGCCAGTTACTTACAGGCGCAATCCCGGGCAATGCAGACGCTTGCTTCCATGTTGAAGCAATACAGGGAAATAACAGATCCGGATGATGAGCGATTGTTGCGGCTTGAACTTATGGAGATTGATCTTGAACGGCGGCGTCAGGAGGTCGATTCATATGGAGAAGGGGGAGATGCGGTCGATGACTGGATTGCTGCAGTTACCGGAGTAGACGAGGGGGAGGATGACGATTGAGAAAGAGTTCCCTTTTGTTGCGACGTCGCAACAGCAAACCAAACAAGTCTGCTGAGCGCAGATCCTTCTTTAAAAAACGGACACCGTTATATCGTAAGGATCCGGTTTTGTTCGCCCGGGAGGTACTGCAATTCGAACCGGACGAATGGCAACAGGCGGCCCTTATGGATCTGGCCAATAACCCCAAGGTCAGCATCAAGTCTGGCCAGGGTGTAGGAAAGACCGGTATTGAGGCGGTTGCCCTGTTATGGTTTCTTTCCTGCTTTCCTTATCCACGTGTAGTTGCTACAGCTCCAACAAAACAACAGCTGCATGATGTGTTATGGTCCGAAGTTTCAAAATGGCAGGAAAGATCGCCATTACTTCAGGAAATTCTAAAATGGACCAAGACCTATATATTTATGCGCGGGAAAGAAAAGAGATGGTTTGCGGTTGCAAGAACAGCAACGAAGCCTGAGAACATGCAGGGCTTTCATGAGGATAACATGCTGTTCATCGTCGATGAGGCTTCCGGCGTTGCAGAACCAATTATGGAGGCCATTCTGGGTACGCTGTCTGGTGAAAACAATAAGCTGTTACTTTGCGGAAACCCGACAAAGACCAGCGGCACATTCTATGATAGCCATAATCAGGACCGCGGCCTATATAGCTGTCATACGGTGTCATCAGAGGACAGTGTGCGGACCAACAAGGAGAGTATCCGAACCCTGATAAAGAAATATGGCTATGATTCCAACGTGGTCCGTGTTCGTGTCCGTGGACTGTTTCCGAAGCAGGAAGATGATGTATTCATCATGCTTGACCTGATTGAGCAGGCAGTGCGGACCGAGAAAAACGTACTTGGCAAAAGGATCGCCTTAGGGGTGGATGTGGCTCGTTATGGGGGCGATGAAACGGTCATGTATGAAAATGCTGACTTCAACTGCCGAATGGTTGAGAATTACCGTGGGCATGGCCTCATGGAAACCGCCGGTCATGTAATCAAACATTATTACCGGATTATTAAAGAGTACCCGAAATACCAGGGACCGATATACATCAACATTGATGATTGCGGCCTGGGCGGTGGTGTGACTGATCGGCTGAACGAGCTGAAACGTGGAGAGATGAGAAAAGAACTTTCCCGGATGGTTATCGTGCCGGTCAACGCGGCGGAGAAGGTACCGGATCCGGATGAAGCAAAGAATTATGAGAATACGTCTACTTACCTGTGGGCCATAATAAGGGAGTTAATGACCGCTGGCATTCTGTGTCTGGAGGACGACAATGAGACTGTAGCTCAACTGTCGAGCAGGAAATACCATATGTCCTCCCGGGGGAAGATAATGTTAGAAAGTAAAGACGATATGAAAAAGCGTAATTTGGACAGCCCGGATCGAGCGGATGCGCTTGCACTGAGCTTGTACGAACCAAAAATATTTGATATATCCAGTTTGTTGTAAGGAGGTGAGAGAATTGAGTGATAGAAAAAGGCTAATAGCGTATCGGATACAGAGTCGGGGAAAAGCCATACTGGAAGGGCAGGGGACTTATAGAGAAGATGGATATACTAACATGCTTAATAAGTACGGGACCAGCCAGGATAACAGCGAGGCATACGATTATAAGCCGGAAGAGTTTGCTAATGATATGGAGCTTACCCGCCTCTATGAAGGGAATGGACTTTTTACCAAGATCATAGATCGGCCGGCTGAAGAATCAATTAAGCATGGATTTGATATTGACTATGGTGACGAAAAAATAACTGAATATGTAGAAGATAAGATGGATGAATTGGAGCTGGAGGATAGATTCGCTACTGCTGAAAAGTGGGCGAGGCTATACGGAGGCTCCATTATTGTTATGCTCGTGGACGATGGCAGGGGATTAGAGGAGCCGCTGGATTGGGATAATGTCCGGTCCATTGAAGAGCTGCGAGTCTTTGAACGTTCCATCGTGCAGCCGGATTATACCTCTCTGTATTCAAATAATGCTGGGAAGGTAATGGAAAAGCACCGGAAAAGGCCACTTGATCAACCGGAGTATTACGCGGTATTCAGTTTGTACGGATACTTCACGGTACATTATACCCGGTGCCTTGTATTTCGGAACGGGAGGCTGCCGGAGCATACTACCAATGCCCTATATCGCTATTGGGGCATTCCGGAATATGTAAAAATCAAACGGGCACTTCGGGAAACCATCACGGCACACAGTGATGGTGTAAAGCTGTTAGAAAGAAGCGTGCAAGCCATCTACAAAATGAAAGGTCTGGCAAATCTTTTGGCGACTGAAGACGGTGAGAATCAAGTCATACGAAGGATGCAGGTCATTGATATGGCACGTGGAATCTTAAATTCTTTGGTGATTGATGCTGAGGGTGAGGATTATGATTTCAAAACCTTGCCGATGGCCGGTGTGAAAGATATTCTGGATTCCACCTGCAATATGCTGTCTGCGGTGACGGATATCCCGCAGACGATTTTGTATGGGAGAAGTCCTGCCGGAGAGAATAGCACTGGTGACGCTGATCTGGAGAATTTCTATAACTTGCTTGAAAGAATCCATAAGATGAACATGAAATCGAATGGCCGCACCGTGATTGACCTGATCTTAAAAGAGGGGAAAGAAAGAGGCCAGATCGAAAAGATACCCAAGTACAAAATGAAGTTTGCACCACTCTGGAGTATGAGTGAGACGGAACAGGCTACCGTTGAACAGACGAAAGCCACCACGGAGCAGATCAAGGCCCAGACGGCGCAAGCCTATGTTGACATGCAGGCGATAGATCCTTCCGAAGTGCGGCAGGCTCTGGCGAAGGGAGACACTTATGATATACAAGAACTGGTCACGGAAGAGGATGAATTTGATATTCCGGATGATCTGATGGATATTGCAAGAATCAATCTTAACAAAGAGCCAGGAGCCTCGGATGTTGATGAGGTGAACGCAGATGGGAACGAGGTTACCGCAGCGGCTGTATTTGTATGCCGGGATGGAAAGCTATTGGTTGGTGAGCGTTCTGACGGTTCCGGCCTATGTGGTCCTGGCGGTAGGATAGAGGGCGGAGAAACACCGGAACAGGCAGCAGAAAGGGAGGCTTTAGAGGAGTTTCATATCCATACCCATAACTTAATACCTATTGGCACATACAAAGCAACCTCGGGGAAACACAGAGATTCCAAGATATATCTGTGTACCGACTTCACGGGGGAAATAGAACCTGACGGAGAGGAAATGACATCTGCCAGTTGGATGCCAATCAATGAGCTGATGGAAAAGGAGTTGTTTCCACCATTCCGAGAATCAATAACCATGTTACTGAAGGAAATCAGAGGTGATCCAAGTGAGTGAGCAGTTGATGAAGCAATATGTCGGACAGCAAACGGAAAAGAAGTTCCGGGGTCATGATAAATTGCATTCCAAGATCATACCAAAGGCACCGGTAAGCCCGGAGCGAGAATATCTACGAGCGGCCAATGCGTATATGAAGATCATCCGGGAAGTGATGCAGGAAGAGCTGCCATCCATAAAGCAGGCGTACATGGAAGAAATGCATAGAGCCGATGCTTTGGATACTCATTTTGATGCTATGACCAGTCTTACTTCAATCGTTCACCGAATCTTTGAACGAATGGAGCTTCTGATTCTGGAGAAGGAGAAGAGCTACGGCCTCCGGAAGATATTAGAGGACATTGCGAACCTGAACGGCAAACTGTCCGTGAAGGAATGGAAGAATACCATCAGGGCAACTCTTGGAATTGACATTACCGAAGATTACTACATGGGCGATTTCTTCAAAAAAGCGCTGGGGGATTGGGTAGGCGAGAATGTTGATCTGATCACGACCATTCCCCATGATACTCTTGGGAAAATGAAAGAAATTGTCCTTGAGTGTTACCATAAAGGAACTACAACCACATCACTGATGAAGCAGCTTCAGGAAGAGTACGGAGTAAGTAAAAGACATTCCCGGCTGATTGCCCGGGATCAGATTGCAAAACTGAATGCTCAGATTACAAAGGCACAGCAGCAGGATGCCGGTGTTGAAGAATATATCTGGTGGTGCGTCAATGATAGCCGGTCAAGGAAAACTCATAAGAATTTGCATAAAAAGGTGTGCCGGTGGGATGATCCACCCGAAGTTGCCCCAGGCAGGTATTGTCACCCAGGGGAAGATTACCAATGTCGATGCATTGCACGGCCAGTGTTCAAACGAAATAGCATCAGTGTTCCTATTATGGAGAAATAACATAACTTAATTTGGATGGAGGGATTATGCTTGACTTGGCAATAAAACATAAAGAGGAATTACAGGAAAAGTTCCGCAATACTTGGTTTGATGAAAAATATAAATACTGGGCTTGTGGGAATTATTATGAAGAATCGGAGATTGCAGAATCGACATGGAGTTATCACCAGTTTGTGTCATTGGATTCTTCCGGCAAGGTAATTGGTTACATTAGTTACCATATAGACCGGGGAAATGATTTTGTAGATGGATTAAATATCATCAATTTTTCAGATAACGCAGCTGTCTTTGGTTTAGATGCCGGGAGAGCGATAAGAGATATTTTTGAAAAGTTCCATTTCCGGAAACTCAATTTTGTGGTAGTGATAGGGAACCCCATCGAAAGCACGTACGATAAGATGGTTTCAAGGTATGGGGGAAGAATTGTTGGAACCCAAAGGAAAAACATTAAATTAATAGACGGTAAATATTATGACGAAAAACTTTATGAGGTTTTAGCAGAAGATTACTGTTGTAAGTCTAGGAGGGATGAAGTTGAAAGTGTTAAGAAGGGTACAGCGGCTTGACAGTATCAGGCTTGACAGTACCTATTTTACGGATGAAGGTTATTTCGTGGATCACCCGATCTTAACCTCTGTTGGGATTTTTGAATATGCGAATCCGGATGGCAGCGTCCGGAGAGAGCTAAGGCTTCCTGAACATGTCTTTGATGAAAACAGCTTAAAGACATACAAAGGGAAGCCTATTATTATAACCCATGAAGCCGGTATTGTAGACAAAAACAACGTGGAAGAAGAGCAGATCGGAACCATCATGTCCGCCGGTTATCAGGACGGCGAGGATGTGCGTGCTGAGATTATTATCCATGATACCGACTCTATGAAGGAATCTGGTCTGAAGGAGCTTTCCCTTGGCTACAACCTGGATCTCATCGAAGAGCCAGGAGAATGGAACGGGGAGTCTTATGATGCGCTTCAGACCAATATCAGGATTAACCATTTGGCTCTGGTCGATTCTGCGCGAGCAGGCGAACAGGCCCGGTTAAATATAGACAGTTCCAATGGAACTACATTAAAAGGAGGAAAAGCCGAAATGAGGAAAAAAGTAACCAGAAATGCTGGCAAGTCAAACGGAAGACGAACAGACGCCAAGAAAAACGGAACCAGCAGCAAGAGACGGAATGACAGCGTGGAATTAACACCAGAAGAGCTGGAGGCGGCCATTGCTGCATACGTAATCGCAAAAGCCCAGGACTCTGTCACGGAAGATGAAGAGGAAACGGTCTTCGACGCTGAGGAAGCCCTGGCACAGGTACAGGAAAACAAAGACCGGAGGGATTCGGAAGGGGAGCCTGATGATCTGGAAGGTGCCCTGGAAGTGATTGCCCGGCAGGATGAGGACATTGATTCATTGCTGAATGTCATTGAGCAGTTGCAAGCAGAAGCGGATGTAACTGCCGCCACTGATTCCGATGAAGAAAATGCCGATGAGGAAGAAGAGAACACCGGCGAAGAGGAAAATGCGGATGAGGATGAGGAAAATGCAGATGAAGAGGACAAGGAAAACGGAGACGGTTCGGATGATGAATCTGCTTCCCTTAATGCAGATTCCGCTGACAGAATGATCCGCCAGCGGCTGGCTATCTGCCGGGTGGGCGATAAGCTCAACATGGATGGATTAGAAAGTAAGTCTGTTCTGGACGCAAAGAAAGCAATTATCAAGAAGGTCCTGCCGCAGATGCGTCTGGATGGCAAAGGAAAAGCTTATATCAACGCTGCCTATGACATGGCAGTGGAGCAGGTAGGCCGTCGTAAGGATGTCAATTACCAGAGAGCGCAAATGACTAATGGCAACGGTACCCGCCGGGCAGATAGTGGCCAGGGTGTTAGTTCCGCAGAAAAGGCGCGGAAAGAAATGATTGAAAGAAGAGAAGGAGGTACGCAGTAATGGCAGCACAGACAACGTATGGATTTAGCACTCCGAAAGGAGTACCGGGTGGATTGTGTGACATATCTTATCATGAAGTCAATACCCGGATGAATGAGGAAGAGGATGGAAAGCTTGGGTTTGGTGTTGGTGTGGTCTACGGAACGACTAAGGGGCATACCGTAAAGCTTCCGGTTGCGGCATCGACCGCAAACGAATTTGAAGGGGTAACGATCTATGGTGTGACTGTTGAGCATGATATGACCGGAAAAGTTGTTATCCGTAAGAATACCACAGTAGGCGTTGTGCGAACCGGAAAGGTATGGGTACAGGTAGCGGCAGGGATTGAACCGGCTTATAATGCAAAGCTCTATTTGATTACAAGCGGTTCTGAAGCAGGATGCTTTACGAATGCTTCCGGGGCCAACGCTATTGAAATCAAAGGTAAATTCATTGGTGAAGTGGATAATGGAATTGCTCCAATACTACTTCCTAATGAAGTGAACTAAAGGAGGAGATAAGAGATGAAAAGGAAAAAGAGATATAATCCGGTAAAACCGTCTATGGCCTATGATTCCGCAGACTACGAGGCATTGAGGGCCTCCAACATTACCCCGGCCCTGGCTGGAAATAGCCAGTTGCGTTTTGATGGTGCAGAGGACGCCAGTATGTTTTTTGCCCGTGAGCTTGATTACATCAAGGCGAAATCCTACGATAAGATTTATCCGGAATTTACCGCCCTGAATACCTTTCCGATTACTCATGAGGTACCGGAAGGCGCGGAAACAACCACTTATTACAGCTATGAAAAGACTGGTATGGCAGCCATTATTAGCAACTATGCTACTGATCTGCCTCGTGCTGATGTAAAAGGCGAACCGAGCACGGCATATATAAAGTCTATCGGTGACAGCTATGGATATTCCATTCAGGACATGAGGGCATCCCGCCTGGCGGGTAAGAGCCTGGATACCAGGAAGGCCGAGTCAGCTAAATATCAGATTGAGCGGTCCATGAATACTATCGCATGGCGAGGCAATGATAAACACAAGCTTATGGGGATTTTGTCTACAGGCAATAACATTCCGTATTACACCCTGAGTACGGTTATGGTCGATGGTGTACCACGTACCGAATTCAGATACAAAACACCTAATCAGATCCTCGATGATATCAACGGCATGTTTGGATACCAGTCCGACATTACCATGGATGTTGAGCGGGCGGATACTCTTGCATTACCAGCTGATGTATATATTGATATTTCCACACGCCAGATTCCGAATACCGGCTTCACGGTTAAGAAGTTCCTGCTGGATAATGCTCCGTACCTGAAGGATATTATTTCTGCTCCGGAACTGAAAGGAACGAATGCAGAAACGAATCCGCTTGGAGCCAGCGTTGCCCTGCTCTTTACGAACGATCCGGATAAGTTCAGTCTGGAGATCCCGATGGATTTTTACCAGTATCCGTTGCAGCCTGAGAATCTGGAAATCAAGGTTCCCTGTGAATCCCGGTGTGCAGGTATTATTCTGTATTACCCGTTGTCAGCGTTGATTGCGATTGGAGTATAAGGAGGAGACAGACTATGAAAGTAACAAATAAAACAAATAAAATCATTGGTTTTGGCACTGTATCCATACTGCCTGGGGAAACGGGAGTGATTCCCCAGGAGTATGAGAGTAACCCGATCCTGGAATTTTACAGGAAGAATAACTTCGTGAGTGTAAAAGGAGAGCCTACCGAACCGGAAAAGACAGCAGAGGAACTGGCAGCAGAACAAGCCGCAGCAGAAGCAAAGGCAGCGGCAGAGGCGGAGGAAATCCGGCAGCAACGGTTAGCGTCTCTGGACAATATCAGTGAAGCAGACCTGGCACAGTTGGCTGAAGAATTCGGGATCAATCCGGCAGACTGTAAGGACCAGGCAGACATCCTGAAAAAGGTAAAGGCGGCACTGAAAAAGTAAAGGGGTGATACCATGACCGCATTTGAGATTTTCCGATTGGTAGCAAAAGAATTTGAGGATATACAAGATGAAGATGTTGCCAAGCATATGGAATTGTACTCTGTTCAGATCAGCAAGAAACGGTTTGGAAAAATTTACGAACGTGCCCTTGCATACCTTACTGCACATAAATTGAAAATGGCTGGTTACGGTGACACCGGAAATGGAACGATAGCGGACTCCCTTAGAGTGAATTCATTCTCAGAAGGTGAGTCCTCTATTAGTTTCAGTACCAATCAGCAGACCAACCTACAACCGGATGCAGAATATGCTCTGACTGTATATGGTCTTGAATTTCTTACCCTGAAACGTCAGGTGATCATACCGATAGTCAGTGCGGGGGAGGGATTTGTATGTCGGTAACTATCAGTGATACATTGACGCCGGAAGGGAAACGGTTCATGAAAGAACTCCAGGAGCTGGCAAAGCTGGAGGCGCAGATCGGATTCCATCGTGGAGATAATGTAGATGATGATGGAACGGATCTGTGTGATATAGCAGCCTGGAATGAATTTGGGACTACCAGTAAACTTGGAAATAAACATATCCCGGCCCGGCCCTTTTTGAAGCAAAGTGTAGAGAATAATAGGGATGAAATCAATCAAATGCTGGCTGAGAAAAAGAAGGAGATTATGAGTGGGACCCCGGCTGAACAAATATTGAAAGAAATCGGTTTGTTTCAAAAGGATTTGATTCAGATTGAGATTAGTGAAGGTTCCTTTGAACCAAATGCAGAATATACGATAGAGAAAAAAGGTTCTGATAAACCGCTGATCGATACCAGCCGGATGCTACAGTCAGTAAACTATAAGATCAAGCCGAGGGGGACGTGAGCATGAATTTTTTCAGGAAGCCATATAAAGTAAGACGGTATTCGGCCCCCAAAATTGTTGAAGGGTACGTTGGTTATGATTTTGAGGAGATTACTTTACGGATGGATATCCAGACCATGTCTGATGATGTTATCACTACTCCGGACGGTCAGGAGAGCGTAAAGCGAATCAAAGCATTTTGCGATAAGCCTATTTTAGTGAGAGATTCTGATAAACAGCAGCGTGCTGACAGGGTCTTCTTTGATGGGTTATGGTTTGAATGTAAATCGTCCCGGCTTAGTGATAATACGCCGCTCCGGCACTACACAGCAATATTTACAGAAGTGCCGACAACAGATATGGAAGGAGGGGAGGAAGCTGAATCAGAAACAGGTTAAGAAGATCCTGCATGAGACTGTAAAGCATTTTTTTACGGATGCCAAGGTTATATGGGTAGAACAGTCCATGACCAAGCCCCAGTTTCCCTATGTTACGTTGAAGGCCAGAAACATCACCAAGAATCTTCATTCGATCGAAAGTGATGCTGGAAAGTATTATCCCTGCACTACGAACCTGGAAGTAAACCTCTACACCAAAGGGAGGAGAGTGACCGGTGATAATTTTGAGAACACCGCAGAGGATGACTTATTGGAATTTGTTAAGTTTCTTGAATCGGATGCCATGCTTGAAGCCGCCGGAAGAAATAATATGGCAATCCAGTTGCTTCCCCCTGTGAGGGACCTGACAGAGTTGTATCACGATACTTCCTACCGGTACCGTGCCTATGCAGAATTCATTGTATCTTACATGGAGGATGCATCCGGCCGGTATGGCTTAGGAGCTGATGGCGAAAATTATAGCGGTGGAAACCCAATGTATCGGAATCAGGAGGATTATATAATTGAAATTGTAGAAATTGAGGAGGAAAAGACATGAGCGTTAGAAATAGTCTGGATGATATCGTAAGCATTGATATCTCAATCGCATCACCAGCTTCCAGTGCAGAGAGTTTCAGTGGAATCCTGCACATATCCAGTCAGCCCGGCGGTGTAGTGACAGAGACATTACCTTCTGTGATTGTAATTACTGCGGCAAAAGATTTGCTTGAGTTTGGCTTTACGGAAGAGCATGAAACCTATATCGCGTCAGCGGTAGCATTTAATCAGAATCCTTCGCCGGCTGAATTATTTATTGCCCCAAGGGTACGGCAGGAAGGACAGTATGAGAATATTAATGATACCTTGAACCGGTCTGCAGACTATGACGGATGGTATGGCATCACTCTTGATGCCGAGTTCCAGGCGGTTCCGGAGGATGTTGAAAATGTACAGAAGTGGGCTGAAACGAACAATAAATTATTTGGATACACGGTCATGGACTACGATACTTTGGCTGTATCCAATTTATACTATCGGAGTTTTGCACTCTATGCAGGCAATGTGCCCGACGTAGATGAGCAGCCAAGGGAAAACAGCTATGCAGCCCTGGCGTTGATGGCAAAATGCTTCGGGTATGAGCCGGGAAGTGAGACATGGGCGGAGAAGCAGCTTAATTCAATCAGCCCAGGCAGGCTGAATGCCACACAGAAAAAGTCGCTGGATAGTAAGCAGGTGACTTACTTTACGACATACGCAGGAAAGAATATCACAAGTGCGCATGGCGGGAAGGTGCTTGCAAATGAATGGATCGATGTTATCCGGTTCAGGGACTGGCTTCGGAATGATATGCAACTGAAGGTATTTAGTCTGAAAATCGCAAATCCCAAACTGGCCTATACCAATGCCGGAATCACAGCGGTGCAGGGAAAGATGGAGGAATCATTGAAGGACGGGCAAAGAGCCGGTGGGATCGCCGAAACGGAGTATGATAGTGACGGTAATGAGGTCCCCGGATACAAAACAACGGTACCAAATGCAATGGATATCTCTGATACTCAGAAGGCCAGCAGAATCCTGTCTGATTGCAAGTTCTCCGCACGGATCGCCGGTGCGATTCAGGTAACAAAAATAACCGGGCAGTTAACCTATTAAGGAGGTGAGATAATATGAAACCAGGCGTATATAATCCGAAAATGGTAACGATGTCACTTGGGAGCCATATCGCGAGTGGTTTTGCTGAGGATAGCTTCATAACGATCGAACAGGTAGGAGATGGGAACACACATGTTGTGGGTGTGTCAGGGGAAGTGATGGTAAGTGTAGACCCCTCAAATGTGTACAATGTTAAACTTTCTGTTTTACAAAATTCGCCGACAAACAAATTCATGGACACGCAATACGAAAAACTAAAGGCCGGGTATGATGCCTTTTTCACTGTCAATGTCAAAGACCTGCTTGGAAAAGATAAATTTACTGGTAGTAATGCGTGGGTGGTAAAGAAGCCGTCTGTCGGTTATGCAAAGGCAGCGGCAAACAGGGAATGGGAGTTGGCGGTTGCGGAAGGTTCTTTTGAGTTTAATTAATGGAGGGTAGAATATGGCATTGAAACAAACTACAACAAAAACGGTTACAGTAGGAGGAACTGATTTCTATATCAAACCGTTTGGAGCTTTTAAGGCGGCGAACATTTCCGGGGAGTTGGCATCTTTAGCCACTCCCTTAATTGCTGCCCTTATTCCCCTGATTGGTGATGATACAGGAATCATGGACATCGATCTGGAAAAGGCGGCACCAAACATTTCCGGTGCCTTTTCCGGGATATCAGGAGACAAGGTCGAGAAGCTGTTAAAGCGGCTACTGATATCTGATAGAAACATATCTGTAGAGATTGAGGACGACTCCGGGGAAGTAAAAGCAAAAATTTTGGATGAGGATCTGGCAAACGAAATCTTCTGCTCCGATGTCCAGGACATGTACTTATTAGCTTTTGAGGTAATCCGGCTAAATTTCAGTGGTTTTTTCGAGAAGGTCGCACCCCTATTTGGAAAAGTAAAGGCGTAGGGAGCGACCATACAGAGATTGAGCGATATGGTACATTCGACCACACCCAGTTTTGCGATTTGGAGTTTCGGTTGTACCTGCTCATAAAGGCGGGGCTTGCCTCTAAATTTGAGTTAGAGGAATATTACACCCTTGATGAGGCATTGAAACTCTATGCGTTGTATCAGATGGATACTGATATTGAAAACGGCCGGGCAGAAGATATGAGAAGGGAGAGTGAGCGAAGGTGACATTGAGAGATATGATAGTTAAGATTGGTTTTGATGTTGACAAATCCAGTGAAAAAAAGGCAGAGAACAGCATTAAGAGTATAAAAGGTGTAGCTACCAAACTACTCGGTGCCCTGGCTATTGGCTTCTCCCTGAAAAACATGAATGCCCTGGCCGAAGAGTTCAACGGAATTAATAATCAAATCAAGAATGCAACAAAGGAGTTGGGCGATCAGGAGGAAATTCAGAAGAAAATTCTCCAGTCGGCCAATGATCTGCGGATGTCCTATGGTAATACGGCAACCGCTGTCAGTAATCTGGTCCAGAACAGCAATGGGTTGTTTGGTTCCGTTGATGATGCTGTTGAGTTTAATAACTTAACTACGAAGGTATTTAAAACGGCAGCAAAGAGTGAGGCAGAAATTACGAGCCTCCAGGATGCCATGAATAAATCTTTTGCCAAAGGTGTTGTTGATGCCGGTACAATCAATCAGTTAATCGAAAAATCTCCGGATGCCGTCAGGTATCTGAATAAGCAACTGGGTACAACGACTGAGGGATTACAAAAAATGGCATCCGCCGGGAAAATTTCGTTGTCAGATTTGCGGGATGCATTTACCAAAAATGCTGAAGAGATTGACAAGAATTTTGAGGATCTGGATTATAACTTATCGGATGCCTTTCTGAATATCCGGAACCAGTGGGGACTGTTTTGTGACAGTCTGTGGACCGGAGCCGAAATAGGTAACAGTGTTGGCAAGATGATGGTGCGTGGGTTTACATCTTTGATGGATCTACTGAAGAAGCTGCAGCCGACCATTGAGAGGATTATCAAATTCGCATTGTCTGGTGTAAGAACGGCGATGGATTTCCTTAGCCGGTTAGCTACGTTTATTGGCAGAATCGTTGACCAGCTTGGCGGTGCAGAGAAAGCTCTAAAGCTTTTAGCCATTGTTGCCGGGGCGGTATGGGTTGCTCTTAATGGTGGGAAAATCCTTTCTTTCCTAAAAGATATGGGGAAGCTGCTGACAGGGATAAATCTCAAGGTGCTGGCTCTGATTGCTGTAATTGTTCTGATTGCGTTAATTGTAGAGGATTTTATCGCTTTCATGAAAGGCGATGATTCTGTAATCGGTGAAATCTTTAAGAAAGCCGGGATTGATGCAGATGAGGTGAGAGAGAAAATCCTTGCTGCCTGGGGGAAGATTAAAGAATTCCTTACTGCGGTATGGGAGTTTTTGAAGAACCTTGGTAAGAAAACTGCGGATAGTCTGAAGCAGTTTTGGAATAAAAATGGCGATAGTATAAAAGGCACAGCACTCAAGGTCTGGAATTTTATCTGGACCAGCTTAAAACGGATCTGGAATAATCTTTCTAAGGCAGCCACGTATATTTTTAACGGCCTGAAGAATTTCTGGGCTGAATGGGGCGATGAAATTAAGCAGGCCTTTGGTGTCCTTTGGGAGGGCATTCAGAATATCTTCCAGATTGCTTTAGATGCTATTTTGGCCTTGGTTAATTTTTGGATTGCCGTTTTTACGGGAGACTGGGAAGGAGCCTGGCAGTACCTGAAAGAGTATGTTTCTTTGATATTGGAGGGTATTAAAACTGTTATATCAACGGTGCTGGAAATCATACGGATTTTATTTCAGGATAAGTTTAACAGCATAAAGGAAAAAATCCTTACCACCTTCACGAATATCAAAACCGGAATCTCAAATAAGATGGGTGCTATTAAAACAACCATAACAACTAAGTTGGGTGAAGCAATTAAGTTCATCACGGACCTGCCGGCAAAAGCGATTGTCTGGGGGGAGGATTTCATTGATGGCCTAATTCAGGGCATTAAGAACAAAATCAATGCGGTAAAAGATGCAGTGAAAGGGGTTGCAGAATCTATAACGTCTTATCTGCATTTTTCAGTTCCGGACGAAGGGCCTCTGACGAAATATGAGAGCTGGATGCCTGATTTTATGCAGGGGCTGGCGAAAGGTATTAAAGGCAATGAAGACCTTGTCCTTGACCGGGTAAAAAGCCTGGCCGGAAATATGGCGATGTTTGCAAAGGCGGCAAATGCGAATGTGGCCGCAGCGGCAGGAACCGTAAACAACCGGAGTACGAACATAACACAGAACAACACATTCCAGAATTCCTATTCTGGTGGTGATCGGCAAACCCAGGCGAATGTCTCGAAAGGAATGAATCAGTCTGCCGGAGATGCTACTAAGCTCCTGGCAAGAGGGCTGGCTTATTCAATTTAGGAGGGGGTGGCTCATGAAAGATTTGATGCCTGCAAGTATTAACGGCATAGAAATGGATGTCCTTGCGGATGTAAATAATCAGTACACCCAGGATATACCAGAGTATCCGGTGGAGGATGGCTATAGTGTATCAGATACTATAATTCTCCGCCCGGTGGTACTTAATGTAGTGGCCTATATTGGAAATTTGCCGGTGACGTGGAAATCTCGGCACGGAGTTTCGTCAGGGAGAACGGAGCAGGTAAAATCCGAGCTGGAAAACCTGTATTTTTCAAAAGCTTTGGTAACAGTTGAAATGACTGGCAGGAGCTACAGTAATATGGGTATTACCAGTATGACGATAAGCAAGATAAACAACAGCTATTACGAAGTTTCCCTGTCCATGAAGGAAGTAAACGTTACACAGCGGAAGACCACTGATATCCCGAGCTATTCTCTAAAGAGCGGAAAAAGTGAATCAAATGCCGGCAAAGCAAGTACGTCTGCCAGTTCAGGAGGGAGTGGTGGTTCAAGTTCCAGCAAATCAAGCAGCTCATCCACGAAGTCTGAAAAGAAAGGTTCTATTTTGTATGGGGCTGCCTCTGGACTTGGCTTCTTATGATCGGAGGTGAAGTGTGGTAGAAATTGCAGTACCAAAAAGGAATGACAGTATGTCGTCTTTGTCGATTGATAACAAGGAATATATTATTCGTTTTACCTATAATGAAATGGGTGATTATTGGAGCTTTGGCTTATATGATGCTTTTCAGGAACCGATTATTGCCATGACCAAGATTGTACCTGACTTTCCCCTGCTTCATTTTTATACTTATCCGGATCTGCCCGATGTTGTGTTTGGTGCAATCAGTAATCAGGACCGGATTGGCAGAAATGATTTTTGGGATGGAACGGCATCATTTGTTTATTTAACACAGGATGAGTTGTAGGAGGTGATAGAGTGGGAGATACGAATTTTAATCGAAAGTACCAAATGAGAGCCGGAGCAATGGGACAGAGTGGATTTGTGATTGGGGACACCAGTCCCCATGCGCTTCATATTTCCTTTACAATTGAAAAAAACACACTGGAGACATCCAACACATCGAAGATACAGGTGTGGAACCTATCCCCGGCCAGCCTGAGCATCCTGGACGGGGAAGATTGTGTGGTGGAGCTGCAAGCTGGCTATGATGACCATACCTCTCTGATATTTGTGGGAAATGTAGTGACAGTGGAAACCAAGCTGGATGGGGCAGATCGGCTGACGGAGCTGGAAGTCGTGGACGGTCGTGTGGAGCTTCGGGATACTTTTATGACGATATCTTATGTCGAAAAGGTAAATACCAAAGTAATCTTTGACCAGATCTCTTCTCTAATGGGGGTATCTGTTATCTATTCGGCCGGTTGTGTGTTTGAGGATCTGCAAAATGGTTTCAGTTTTGTTGGAGCCGCCAAGGATGCACTAAGCAAGCTGTGTGATGCCTGTGGCCTCTCATGGTCCATGCAAAATCATATACTGCATATACGGCTGCCGAATGAGCCGATTAACACCAGAGCTTATGTACTGAGTCCGGAGACTGGCCTGCTGGATATACCCAAACGTGTTACCTTGGCGCAGGAAAACGGAGAAGCCAGTGAGAATGAAACGGATAAAAAGCAGATAGGGTATGAAGTCAGGTATTTACTAAACGGCGCTATCGGAGTGAATGATTTTGTCCGGCTGGAATCCCGATCAATTAAGGGAGATTTCCGGGTTGATAAGATTACAATCAATGGTGACAACCTGGAAGGGGAGTGGACCTGTACGGCCCAGCTATTGGAGGTGAAGCAATAAATGTTATCAGAGTTTGCGAGTAAAGTTAAAGACGTGGCCGGTGATGTAGTCAATGAAATCCATACGGCGATACCAGGTACGATTCAGGCGGTTGATCTTAACACTGGATTTGTTACGGTTGCCCCGGTCGGCAAATACAAAACCCGGCAGGGCAAGTATCTTGACTTTCCGGTGTTGTCCAGTGTTCCTCTTGTTCTGCCGCAGAGTAGTATTTCTGGAGTAGAGATTGCTTTTCCTGTAGCCGTAGGGGATAGCTGCCTGCTGATTTTTTCAGAGCAGCAGTTGGATAGCTTTCTATATGGCGGTGAATCCAAAATGACCTTGCGGTTCGATCTGACAAATGCGGTAGCCATTCCTGGTCTTGGCAAGGTGGCCGGCAGCGCATTTCAAGAGGCATGCAGTTCTAAGTCTGTGGTAATCCGTAGTGGCGCAACGAAGTTAACCGTATCAAATGGGAATGTTTCGGTACAAGGGAGTCTCTCTGTAAGTGGAAACATCAATTGCAGTGGCACAATTTACGGTACTATTCCGGGATTATAGGAGGAGGTTATGGATATTTTACTGAATGCGGATGGTGATCTTTGTCTGGATGAAAAAGGTGATATCATTCTCGCGGATTCTATTGTGCAAGCGATT